GATGGAACACATTCGTATGTCGTTTACGGCATCCAATCTGGAGTTTTCCACGACGGGAACGCGCACAATTTCTTGTCGGATTGACCGGTATGCGCAGTTGCTCCACGACTGCTACTTGGTACTGACGCTTCCGGATATTTGGTCCCCACTCAAGTACCTCAATGGTGCGGTCCCTCCTGCTGGATACGACCCTCGCACCAACTCGATTGGTTACGAGTTCCAATGGATTGAGAACATTGGATACAACCTCATCGACAACGTGACGCTGACGATGAATGGGCAGGTCATTCAGACTCTCCGCGGCGAGTGGTTGAAGATGTATTCCTATCTCACGCACGACAAGAACAAGAGATTGATCGTCGACCAGATGGTGGGACATGTTCCCGAGTTGTATGACCCTGCGAATGCCTTTGACCGGCAGAACCAATATCCACATGCGGTCAGTCCGACTGCTACTCCGTCAGCATTGCCTGCGACGACAACACCTGAACCCTCCATTCGGTCGCGCCAGTTGGTGATTCCTCTGCATTTTTGGTTCTGCGAGAATCCGGGGTTGTCTCTTCCCTTGGTGAGTCTTCAGAACTCAGAAGTCTACATCAACGTGACTCTTCGCAATCTGAATGAGTTGTATACGGTTGTGGATGTGAACCCTAACGCAGTTGTTGCTGTTGTGACGGGAGCAACGGGCAATGGAACCAGTATCACCTACACGACCGCATCCAATCACAACTTGGCACAAGGAACAACGGTGTCAATTACAGCATTGACCAACAATCTCTTCAATCTGACAAGTGTCACCATCGCGTCTGTTCCTACTCCCAATACATTTACCATCACAAACAGCGCAACAGGCACTCTGACAGGTGAGAATGGATTTGTATCGGGTCCTGCGAGCAATCCGACCTATGGACAGCGTGTTCGCCCGACAAACTATCCCATGAACCTCTTCTTGTCTCCCCCGACATCTACGGGTCAGTCCAGCAATCCGACGGTTACGTCCTTTTACCCAGATCCCTATATCGAAGGAAACTTCATCTACCTGACGGAGATGGAGATGAACCAACTCGCACGAGCAGACCAAACGTTCCTTGTCAAGACAGTTCGTTATGTGAACCGAGAAGGTCAGTTTGGAGCAAACACTGATCTTGAAATACCCATGTTCAACCTGACAACTCGTCTTGTCTTTGCAGCACAGAGGTCGGACAGAATACTCGCAAACGACTGGGACAACTACACGAACTGGTTGGACCCGAAGCGTGCTCCTTGGACAGGAATCAGCACGGACGTTGCGACACAACTCTATACAACGGGTCAGCAACAGGTTACATCCGTCTACCCCAAGAACTCCATCGCAGACGGGTTGCTCCTATTTGATGCGAAGGAGCGATTCCAGACCAAACCGTTCCCATTCTTCTCGTTGCTTCAGATGTACAAGCATACGACGGGTGAACCGCCAGAACTTCCAGGTATTTTTCAATATTCCTTTGCATTGGACAACTCAGGTTACCAACCATCGGGTGCAGCAAACGGCAGTATGTACAACAAGGTCATCTTGCGACTCACTCTTCAGCAACCACTTCCCCTGTCGGTGTCTACGGGTGGAACAACAACCTCCACCATTGTCTGCGTGTTGAAGTCTACCCTGTTTGGTGCGAACCCTGTTGTGATTCCTGCCGCGCAGATTGGATTGTATGACCCGAGTGAACTCGTCTCTGTTGTCCAGACCAATGACAATGTCATCTTTGTCTACACCTACAATGTGGGTGTCTACGCAGAGTCCATTAACTTCTTGCGTATCGTCTCGGGTCTCGGAAATCTCGTGTTCGCATCATAACAATGGCGAAGATTACGAGCGCATACCTTGGTGATGAGGTGTCTTCACAAAACATCACCAAGTCCATACAGGATCAAATCAAGGATGGAAAAATCAACGTGCTTGTGAATTCCAGTTTGATTCCGATTGTTACTCGTCCCGAGAAGATCGAAATTTCCGACCAAGAAAAGGAAGAAATCCGAAACGAGGCAGAGAAAGAATGCGGGAGCGCAAACGACAGCAACTGTATTGAGTCAACAAAAGCGCGGTTGCAACAGTCAAGATTGGAGGACAAACAAAATGTGTTGAACTCGTCAGCGAACCTGGTCAAGGGTCGACGATTGACCGTGAACTACGTTGATGCAAACGGTAAGAAGCAGACCGCGATTGTTCCCGAGGGTCAATATTTCAAGATGGGCGAAGAACCCGGTAGTGAACCCATCAAGGCACCCCAGATTGACTTCGAACTGCCTGGATTGGGCGGAACCGCACTGGAACTCTTCAAGATTCTCAGTGTGATTGTCTTGACCTTCTTGTTCGCAGCGAGTGTAGCGTTGACCTACAAGACAACCGTTCTATCTGGATACAGTCGGTATGTTGCCTATGGACTGACTGCTGCTGCTGTCTTCATTCCCTACTCGGGATTCTTCATCAGTCTTCTGGTTGCTGCGGTTGCTGCCTACATGGAAAGCAAAAAGACCTCGGCGTAAAACAATGATCGAACTTCGCTGGGTTGTTGCCGGTGTCATCTTCGGGATGTTGTTGTCCACAGTGTTCGTGCCCCCGACACGAAAGCAAAAGATTCTGCCTCAACCCCATGACAGTGGATTGTTTCATACGGATTCGGGATGTGTTCGCTTTGTAGCTGATGAGGTGCCGTGTAGCGCAGAACCCGATTCACTCAATCTTCTCGCAAGTAAGTAATGGATAAGATTATGAATACCGAGCGCATCTCCCGCGCATTGGCAAGAGCATCTCCGTTTTTCTCGATGATTATTGGTCTCGGAATCTCGGTCTTGCTCTTTCATCGTGACTACTCAGTGATTCGCACGCTCGCTCTTCCTGTTTCGGAAGTTGTCAATCGAACTGTGAAAGTCGATGGAAAGTGCTACAAGTATCGCGTGGAAGACTCCAACTGCGAAAACTCGTCCTAATCATAAACAAATGGACGACGCAACCTCCTTGGACTCTCTGTTGATGCCGCAGGGCCCGCAATCCGCCTCCCCCGTCATTCCGATGCCGAGTGTCCCCATGCCCGGTCACTCCGGAATGGCGCCGACCTTCAAGCCGAGTCTTCCAGCAATGCGCTTCATCTTTTCCAACACAACGCTCTACATCGCCATCTTCTTGGCAGGTGTCATCATCTCCTTGTCAACCCCGCGAAACCTCCTGCTCCAGTATGTGCCGAATGCGTATACTTCGGGGGGTGTCGTCAGTTGGACTGGTGCCGCTGTCCTTGGAGGCGCTGCTGTTGTTCTGACTCATCTGCTCAATGGCTTCCTGTCGGGCTTTCTCGGCTAAAAGTGCTTTGAACAACCTATTTTGACATGCCACATTCACCTCCTGCTGTTCTGGATTTTCATGGGGGTGAAGAGTTGATTGCAGCATCAATCCTTGAATCCGTTTGAGTTCCTCTTGCAGAAGATTCTGCCGACGAACTTCTCGAATGTACCCAACTATGGTTCGCTCGTCATACATTGTTATGTAAAACGAATGTTTCTCGTGGAAATGCCTTTACCGTAATGGAGCGCTTTGAGAAGATTGGATACAGCAAGTTGGAGTCTCTGATGCTCCACGATATGTATGAAGCCATCACAGAAGCCAATACATGGGACAACATAGACAATACGGACGCATTCAACCCCTTTCTACAATACCACGACCACACGGACAACTCCTACATGTGGTGTCTCATGCAGATGCGATTTCTACACAAACATGGGTTCAATGTCGTTGGACTCTTGCGAGGTGTGAATATCGACTGGAATACACTTCAGGGTATGATGCGAGCAGACCCCGAACTTCGTGAGGATATTCAGACTCTTCTCTTGACAGAGCGAAATGCTACGGTGCGCGCGGTGCTTAAAAGTATGCTGGAGAACTAATACAATGCAGTTGCCGTTTGCCCCGGCTTGGTTTCATCCGCGTATTCTCGTTGGGTCTGGAAACATGCTGACTCCCGCATTTGTAGAGAAGTACCGCATTTCACACGTGATTAACTGTGCTTTTTCCATTCATTCTCCACGATGGTTTCGATCTCTACATCCCGACAAATATTACGTCCTTGAAGCGTTGGATGACCCGAATGTCAATATTTTACACTGGTATCCACGATTCGAGCGAGTTCTCCACGACTTTCTTCAAGAAGGCAACCAGACCATCTTTGTTCATTGTCAAGCAGGTATCAACCGCAGTGGATTTTTAAGTCTGCTCTACGTTTGCAAAAACTTTAGCATGGATATGGAGACCGTCATATCTGCCACTCGTCGTCAGCGACCCATTCTGTATCAAAATAGGGTCTTCATGAACCAAGCAAAAGAGTTCATAAATGGATGTGTTCCGCGTGAGGAAGATTCGGGAGACAGCGAACGGACCAAAGACGGGGACACTGGACTCGGTACATCAGGAGGTGATTCAGACCCTACGGGAGTCGACGACGATGCAGTTGTCCTTGAAAGACGAACTGAGTAATCTTCGTCAAGAAGTGTCATTGTTGTATGCGCAGAATGACCTGGAGGATGTTGTAGAGGCAACGCGGAAACAGGGACGCATTCGCGAGATTGAAGAAGAACTTGCCCAAGCAAACCCCGTG